TTTCTGGGTACCACACTCGAGCTATTCGTGTAAACAACACTTGCTCATATTCTGGTATTTTAGCAAGCGCCGCCTTGGTCTGGTCGCTACTTTTAGCAAAATGGAGGTAAGCTTTTGGGCCGCTTCCGCGCATTCTTGGGGCATTTCTGTTTGGCTCACACAATGTGTTATACGAGTAGAATTCTTCCATGGTTATGCCTCATCCGAGAAGTCGAAGTAATTACTCATATCCTGCCAGATGTACCCCATGTGTTCCTCTTCTTGTTCGATCAGTTGCATCAGCTCCGCAACTTTGCTCGAGATATCCTTCTCTCTGTTTGCAAGATGCAGGTAAGCGTCAATAAGAAGATCAATGAGAGTCTTCTTAGAATAGCGCATCAAAAAAGACGTGAGAGTTACACGACTGGTCTTAGTTATTTGTGCCATAACACACTCCTTTAATTAGATTTCCAGGTTTTCTCTCTTTCCGCCATTAGATTAACATACGGTTGATGGCGTTCGATGAGGATATATTTTCTCCTAAGTTGTACGGCTGCTTTTCCAACCGTTCCGGTTCCAGCAAATGGGTCCAATACGGTGTCTTTTTGAAAAGAATAATAACTGATGACCCGTTTTGCCAACTCGAGCGGAAACACCGCCGGGTGTTCTTTATCTGTAGCTGGCGTTATCCGCCAGATGTTTGTGCGTTCATATTCATCACCAATCCGAGAGTTTTTCACAGATTCTTGATCTGGGTGATTGCGGATATTCCAGTCGATGAGTTTATCTGTAGACTTTCTGTACACTAGGATATATTCAAATACAGGTACAGGTTTATACTGTAAAGGATTACGGTCTGCTGCGAATCTTCGACCACGGCTGGTTGCCCATCCGGCGCCTTCTGGTTTCTCCCAAATTATGTCGTCTATAAAGTCGTATTCTTCATCGAATATATGGTGAAGATCAAACGGGAGGGCATATCTTCTTGACGATTTGCTTCTCTTAGCACGGGGCACTAAGATAGGTGATACATTCATTACGAAAAAACGCCCTTCTGCCAGCACTCGATGGCATTTATGTATCACACGTCTCAGCATCGAGAGGTATTCTCCGTAGCTGGCGTAGGTTGCGTATTCCGGTTTTGCGTTGAAATACGGGGGTGAGGTGAATATCAAATCCGCACTACCGGGTGAAAGCGAAGGAAGTACATCTTCACAATCCCCACAGAGAATAGTATTTGCCACAACACACTCCTTAAAAAAGTTTGGGGCAGGAGCCCCAAGTATAAAGTTTTATGTCGTAATTTCATTGTACAACTAAAATCACGTTTGTCAAGATCTATTTCAAAAAAAATTTTAAAGTGATGGGAGCTATAGCTCCCACCGCAGTTAAAGTGTGTTGTGGTACCTATCTACTATTATTGGATAGTAAATGGCTATGATAATTGGAGATTCTATACTAGGGCGCTAATGCCTGCTTTTACCAGGGTAGATAGGATCAGTGTAGCTGCTCGTTCGACGGATCGCCAGAAGACCTTTGCGACCGGCAGCGTTTTTGCAATAGATAGGTTGAGAAGTGTGGCGTTTACTATCCGGATTTCTCTCGATAAGTCACAACACTCATGTAGGGATTTCAGGTGCAGTAGTGCAGCATCTTGCGCAGCGTCTTTGAGGATTCTATGGTCTGATTCTTTCATTTGTTCCCAGGCGTCACCCACAAGCGACTTGAAGCTGTCTAGAATATCCTCTTTGAGTTTGGAAAGTTCGGACTCCACTTACTCCTCTCCTTCCTCTGCGGCCTTTATGCGTATGTTCCACGATTCTACCAGCCGACGGCGGCGGTCTTTTTCGTCGTCATCGAGCGTGCTGTCATTGACAAAGTCCAGGTATTCGGGGGCCAGCGCCTCGTAGGTCGCCCGGTCGGCCTGAACGTATCCAGCGTCCATTTGCGTACACGAACACAGGGAAATAAACAGAATGATAAACAGTAATTTCTTCATAAGGCTCTCCAATATCAATATTTAATACACGGAAGTAGCGCCACATTTCGGGGTCGGGTCTCGGCACCGCCAGCGGCAGCCGTGTTTTGAGTTGTCGTGCTGTATCCGGTTCCCGTCGGTATCCCGGGTCCGCCTGAAAATGCGACAGTTGATTCTACATGCTGATGGCTGAGAAAATCTTCGGCCTGGGACGATCCAAAAACACGAGCGGTATCGACGCCACGGCCGTTATCCCAGCCGCGAAGGAACTCGGCGCGTAGCTCTGGGATATCAAATGTGTCGATCCCATTTCCAATTCCAAAGGTGGTACCAATTACGGCAAACAGTGCAGCATAGGTGAGTCTGCTGATCTCGGCGCCGTTGCATTCCAGAAAACCGGATGGAGGTGCGGTCGCCGCGAAGTAGAGGATGGCCCCGGTAGGTACCAGACCGGCGAAGGGAACGGCGTTGTCCAGTTTTCCAACGGCAACCGTCAAGGGGTCATTGACCGCGATTATGTTGTGTGTGGTTTGCCCAGAATAGTCCGGGAGAGTTTCTCCCAGGTTGGCTTTTCCGATAAATCCTTTGACACGTTCTGCCTCGATGTCGAGTTTAGCCACCCCTGTTTCCAAAGGGTCTGCGTCGATCACAGCATAAGGGGTTGCGCCGAGATCGCTATACTTCGGTAAGAAAACCCCATTACCTTGTCGGGATTTCCCGGAGAAATCCTCGTGATCTTCGACCTCGCCGTCGAGTTTGGCAGTTCCGGTCTCCAACGGATCTCCGTCGGTAATGGCGTATTGATTGCTCCCTACAGCAGAATAACCGGGGAGTACTGCTCCAGTTCCTTGTCGAGACTTGCCGGAGAAGTCCTCGTGGTCTTCTAGCTCTTCATCTATTCCCTCGATGGCAACATGGGGTGTTTGTCCGGCAACGATGGCATATCCGCTTGCGAAAGTCGAATCAAACATGAAATTCATGCGCGGTCTGATGTCGGTGATATCGTCTTGCACAACGGTGACCGCCGCCGTTTCATCCACCTGAACGTAGGCCAGGGGCAGACAATACGGTAGAGGGTCGGGGGCGCCGGTGAAATCTGGTACTCCGGTCACTTGTTCAACACCACTAGACACCTGGACGATGCCGTCCAAGTCCAGGTACACCAGATCCCATCTGATTCGGTTGGCCAGTGTAACGGGCACGAAACCCACGGAAGTTTGCTGTGCCTTGTAAATGATCGTCGTTTCTTTCTTTACCCACCCTTCGCGGCACAGTGTCTGGTTCCCCGCCGGGGTTTCCGGATAGACCTCGAAGAACTTGACCGGACCCAGATCGAGTTGACGGGACGGGATTTCTTGTATTGGCATTTTTAGCTCCTCTTAGGTCAATGTAGTACGTTTGAAGTAAAACTGATCGCCAGCCAGGGCCGTGAATCCCATGAGTTTGATCCCCTTTGTTGCGGACACCGTGGCTTCGTAATACTGTTGATTGTACACCAGCACCTGGCCGTTTAGAGAGACATCGAGTTGCTTTCCGCCGATGGTGAAATCTAAGGGCACCACGATCTCGCTTTCCCCACCGACCGCCGTGTACAGATAATCTGTGGAGATTGTCGAACCACCGCACAAAGCAACGCCGAGAAGACCGCTTCCCGGATAGGCCACTACGGTAAAAGCAACGGCCCAGTTGAAAGTCAAGGAGAACGAAGCGGTTTTCGGGATCGCCGTGAAGACCTTGCGGGCAAAAAGCCTTCCGGCGCCAAACGGCTCGGAGAACAGACCGGCTTCTGTAAAGCTGATCCCATTTCCTTCAGTATCCAACCATTGAGCGGTAAAAGTGACCGTATTGCCGTTGACCGCCGATGATACTGCCTTACGCAGTCCGGTGGTCTGCTGCAATGAAGTATCAGCCAAATCCGGTGGCGTCGCCGGTGATGGGTCCCCCAATTCGATGTAGCTCATTGTCCGAAGACCGATGGTCATATACGGCATAATGTTGGCTGCTTGTGACACTACCAGGTTCTTCTCGTCAACCAGGACTTCTTCTGACCCGTCTTTGTATGTGGCGACAATCTGGAGGTGTCCGTCGGCTACCATCGGCTGTTCCTGATTTAGCGCCACTGCGGTTGCGGCCCGACCTGGAGATTGTATTTGTCTGCGGGCATGTAGTGCTTTGCGCAGCAGTTCTCTGTCTATGCTAAAATCCATAACTCATCCTACTACAATAATTTCTCCACTTTCCGGGGCCGCGTGTGTAACGATGACGCGGTCCACACTCGCGTGTTCGATTTTCTCCGGCAGCACCACCTCGCCGGTGGCCAGAACCACCTGCACCAGCGGTCGAAGGCCCAGATTGTGGTCAAAGATCCACTGGCTTTGAGATGAGAAAGACTGTGATTTCCGGCGCGCCTGGGCTACTGTTCCGCTTCCGAGAACTGCCAGGGTCACCCAGGCCCCCTCGAAGTAAATCTGAAACAGAGCACTGGTAGTGCTTTCCATGTACAGGCGTGGCATTCCGTTACGGGGGTTTGTGGGCGCATCGGGGTTTGCCGTTATATTCAGGGTTCCCAAGGAGTTGAAATTACTCCGAACTTCTTGGGCCAACACGCTGCTGTTTGGTACAGGGAGATCAAACTCGAACATACCACCACCTTCCTACCAATATTGAGTCGGAGTACTATCGGAGAACACAATCTCCAACCAATCTGGGTTCATTCCAACTGCTGTCTGGTCTTCTAGATGAACTTTCATCCTGTCCAACACGTCGTCTTCGTATGTTACCAGCTCCTGGTCCATAGGGGCCTCGGCTAAATCTGCTGTGTAAAAACGATATTCGGTCTCCCGGACATCCTTTGCCATGTGAACCGGCAGAATTTCGTCTCGCGCAAAGTCTTCTACTATGTCTTCGATGTCCAGCGTAATGACAATCAGGCGAACCAATACATGGATTGGGCGGACATACTCCAGGCGTTCCAGAAGCTTCCTGATGGTTTCTTCCGTGAAGGCATGAGTCCCGTCCTCACTGACCACATAGAAAAGTTCCAGGTCTACCCGGGCGGCGCGGTACGGGTATTCGTTTATAATTTGCTCGTACTCGTAGACTACATTGGTTGTGGCTACCAACGGCAATACTAGCTCATAAGTGCCACGGGCATAATTAATTTGCCCGGTTGCACCGTCTGCCGACACTACTTGACCAAACGACCCGGATAGCTTGTTTCCGTCATCGCGGTATGTCTTCCCGTTGACTTTTATCCGCACAGATCCGGGCCGAATTGGGGTATTGGACAAAGTCCCAGAATATCCAGCAGTTCCCGGCGTACCCACCGTTTCGGTTTGGGATGCTATTTGGTACTGGAGTCGAGAGTACTGTCCATCGCTTTCCTGGATTGTCTTTTTCCACAACGGAACCGTCGTTACAGAGAAACCGCCGATCCGAAAGAAAACATCCCATGAGAGCCGTTTACCCCTAGATTTGTTGATCTCTATAATGCTCTTTAGCGTTTCACGCTTCCCGGCTTCCGAAAGCCCATCCTCTAGTGTATAACCCAAACTCCCCGCGATCAGATCCAAAAATTGCTCTGGGCAGGTATCGGAGTCTACCAAATCGGTCAACCCGTCGATCTCCTGGAGATCCAGCTCCTCCTCTTTTTCAATGCAGAAAAAGAGGTTTTTTATCACCGGCAGGATGCCAACCTCGTTCCATAATGCCTTCCCGTCCCACTTCAGGAGCGGATCATCCCAGAAGTTTACCACACCTTCTACCCCGCGAAGGTTGTCTTCGCGGATGATGTGCGGGAAAAGCCGGGTGTAGAGATCAACTCGTAGCCGGTTTCCGTATGGGTTCTGTTTGCGCGTCATACGTTGACCTCACGTTGAATTTCATTTAGCGTTACGCGGGAAAATGTAGGGAGAGTTAGGGTCTCGATTGGGATATCCTTGTTATTTGAGGAGACAAACGAGTCATAGCTCATCTGCATGGTCATCTCAGCCGCTGACGGGGCATTCAGTGTCGCCAAAAACCTGCCGGTCTGATGATCCAAACGGGCGTAGGGATAGGGAACCCCAACATCTCGTAGAAATCGGCCGGTTTTGTCCGCTACCAGCTTCTTGTAGTAGCCGCTACCCGTTGTGTTTTGGATGTACAGCGAGAATGACGCATAAAGGAAGAGGCAAGATGGGCCAATGTATATCCTAAAATCCCTACCGGATGCCGCCTCTGGAGGCACACGGAAGTTTAGCGTACCCTCTGCAAAGCCACTGGTTGCCTGGTAGATCACGGCATTTGTCTTGTGCGTGTGTAAGCTCTCGCTATCTAGTATACCATCACCGTCGTCAAAAGCGGGGTAGTAGGTGACGTTTACCGTATCGAGGTCGGCCAGGTCGTATTTGAGCCGACCGATGCCCTCTAAGGATTCTAACGACACCTGCGATCCGCCGCCTCCGGCCGCTGTCCGGACTTCATAGGTGAATTCCGTAGTGCTGCCGTCCGGTAATGCGCTAAGATAACCCCAGTATGTCGTGTATCCAGACGGCGGCGGTAGTGTATTCCAGGTGAAATTTATTTGGCCGGTCTCGTAGTTCACAACGCCGCCCGCTAAGACATCTCCCGTTATACCACCGTCGCCGTCATCAAATGCCATGAGCTGGCCGCCGGTTTGTGTTCCGTATTGGTCCCACCCGCCAATCAGTGTAATCCGATGGGGGGTATATGGAAGGTAGATCTCCGGTAGGAACGTATCGACAATCTGGCCGTCGGCCAGGCCATGATACCGACGACGAACAATGGGCGCGAAATCTGTGATCCCGTCTACGGCGTTTGCAGTATCTGCCGTAACCGTTTCGGTCTGGTCCATCCTGGCGTAATACCGCGCCTCGGCGGTAATGTAATCCGCTGTCCCAGGCGCAGACTCGAATGTGACATCTATTGCCCCAGTCGTGTAATCAACTGTATTGTTTCCACCAGAGTCGATATTTCCTAAAAGATTCCCGGACTCGTCGTCGCTCACGCTTTGTGTTCCGGCAGTGACCAGGACAGATCCCGGAACGATGGCCTGGCCATCTGGTATTTCCAGATAGACCAGATACTGGTTCTGACTGCCAGTTCCGGTGCCGAGTTCCTGTGTGACCAATCGAGAACCGACTACGTTCTCTAGAACAACATTCTCAATAGACGACAGTTCCAACATTTCCTTTACGATGAGCGCCAGGGACAGGTCGATGCCCGGGGCCACAAATGTCGAGTTGAAGTAGTCTTGAAGGGTAGTATTGACCTCAGATTGAACACTCGCGATTGTCTTCCCGGAGAGTAACAAGACATTGGCCTCAATCTCAAAATAAAGAATGTCTCCATCTGTGATTTCAATGTAGGTGCATATACCCCGATATGCGTCGAGGAATGCCTTCACTGCCTGTTTTAACGGGGAGGCCGCTGTACTGATCCTTCCTACACTATCCCGGCTCCAAAGAGCCACCTGAACCGCATTTATCTCGGGAACTCGCTGCTTTAGCTTTGCAGAGGCAAACGCTGCGGCCCCAAATGTGGGGTCTGAGTATGTCATGGCCAGTGCAGCAAAATCCTGCTTGGTTACTGCCCTACGGTTTGATATTGCGTAAACGGGTGCCTGGGTTTTTACTCGGCTAAGAGTCTCGATATCCTCCCCACCAGAACCGGGCTCGTGGTTGTATACACGGACATTGAGTTGCGCACCGGACGGCAGTGTTCCACGCACATTCCCGTCTAGTAGTCCTCTGCGGATATTACCCCGCACCCCGCCACCGACACGGTAGCGTACCGTTATTACCGTACCCGAGTCTGGGATTACCCCACTCACGCCATCACCGAAATTGACTGTTGCTTTCCCAGCGGTGTCATACTCCACCGTGTACCGCCGTTGCTTGCTGCTGACTTGATAAATGATATCTATAGCAGCATTCAGTGCAGGTGCCGCGCCATCCGGAATTGCACCAAAGTAGACCGTGGTTTCTCCACCGGCAGTCTGCTCCACCCGAAATTCTTGTGGCGCGCCGGTGAATTCTTCTACATGTAACCATCGTTCCGAAGAGATCATCACGGTCAGCGTATCTTCGTCATCCGGGTCAATTATTACGTTGAGGAGTGACAGTTGATAACTTTGGTTGGCGAGGCCATCACCAACGAAGGAATCGCGTTTGATGCCCATCCCTTCAATAAATACCAATGATGAAGTCTCCTCCCAGTATTCACCGAGTATTTCTACATCTACCGACCCTTGGATCACATTCGGATGGGATAGCTGAAAAATCTGGTATGCTTCTCCGTTTGAGGTAAATTCCTCGTATTTACTGGCACCTTCGGTAAATACGATCAGCTCATCTGAGCTATCGGTCGGCCAGGCCGACTGCCCGGCTGGGATTATGTAATCCTCTGCCGCCTCAAAGGTGACACCATCTACCTTTAGCGCCTGGCCCCGAGCAATAGTGATTGGAGCTGGCTGCGGGGTATTTGGGTATAAAGTGACCGCAACGGATGCAGATGATGCCATCCTGCGTTTATATCCTAAAGAACGGGCAATTGCTGTAACTGCTTCTGGTAGGTCGGCTGTTTCGAGAAAACAGTTACGGGCCTGCACGTCATAGTAAAATGCTCTTTGTTCGTGCGTCCACGCTACAATATCGAGTATGGCCATGGCAATTGATGTCTTGGTGAACTCAGGCCAGTCGTTCGGGAAGCGCAACTTGATTCTGTCGATCAGTGCCTGACGCACAGATGCGTAGTCCCTGGATGTGTAATCTACAGTGTTTGCCATTAGCTACCTCGCTGAAAACCAATTGTCACTTGCTGTCCCAGCTCGTCTGGGGCCTTTATGTATTTATAACCAACCTGGACCGCCACTTGATTTGGTCTATCTGTGCGAACGGAAACTGATGTCACTTTGATCCTTGGATCCTGTTCTTCAAGATCTTTTCGTGCGTAATAGTATATCAGATTGATAGTTGCAGAGTCAAGAGGGTCAAATACCAGGTATGGGACAAATGATCCAAGATCTGGGTTATACGGGATGCTCCTCTTTGGCGTTGTCAATATCAGCAGGACTGAAGAACGCAGGGAGTCGCGCAGAGTCTTATTGCCTAAAACTCCCTGGATCGAATTCCCAAAGGGAAAGGCTGGTCCAGCCTTGCTCTGTAATCCCGTTGCCATCAGCTTGCCCTCACGTTTTTTGTGGTGTGCGTATCTTCCGTAGCCTGTTGGGTTGGTGCGGTCGTTGGTCCGGAACCGGAAATATGAGCAGGCACTGAGTAGTTATGCGTGTGTCCGTTGTAAAGATCCATCATAGATTTGTTACACAATTTTTGCGCATTGGCGGCTACCCCCAAAACGATAGAAGTGCCGATTATCTGAAGAGCCCCAACCGCTGTAACGGTCAAGGCTGCACCTGCCGAAAGAGTGATTGCCGCTAAAGCCGTAAGCGTAAAAGTTGCAATTGCCTGGATCGTAACTGCCAGGGCCGACAGACTATAGCTTCCGGATGTTGTCTCCTCAATTTCCCCGGCGACTACGCGGGAACTTTTACCACCAACTGTGGTCTGCTCCTCACCGGCGATAAGCCTGTTATGGAATCCAAGGCTCTTAAATTCTGTCTGCGCGGGCGATAGTGTCAACCCTTGTCCGCTGGCGTCTTTTAGAACAACCCCTGGATCTGAGGGTGAATCGTCGAACTTCAGGATGTGTCCAGTTTGGGATTTCAGGACGATGACTTCCGGCGCGGGTCGGTACCCGGCTGCGTGTTCGCCCAGACTTTCATTGCTGCTGTACCAACCTCCGATCCATACCGGAATGTGTGGGTCGCCTTGGACGAACATTACCCACACACCAGCGCCAACTTCTGGAACGACCGCCAGGCCCGCCATATTGCCCGTAAACGGAAAACACGGCCAGGCCCAGGGGAGATCAGATGTGGATATCTTCTCTGCTACATCTGCGCTCCCAAAAACCTGCGGAACTCGTACCTGTAACCGGCCTTTTTTGTTGGGGTCGGTGTTGTTCTCGACAACTCCCGGCCACACTCCGTCGTAACTTCTCATAACTCCTGCACCTGAATTTCGATTGGTTCATCATCCGGTTGGAGTCCGTCCGATGTCTGGTAACCATCTACAGAGATTACCTGTGTTTGTTTTGTTCCTTCCGCGTCGATATCCCCATATTGGAACGTTCTTCTAAACCCACCCAAATATGTCATAAGCTGATGTGGCGGACGATAATCAACACCATCATCCGTATACCGCGCCCGGTATTCGTGCAATACCTCATAGACCGCGTATTTACCGTTGTAGCTGGATTCCGTTTCGTCCGGGTCCTTCGCGTGGACACTTACGATTTGCCCGGGGGACAAACTGACATCTCCAACCATCCTGGCCAAACAAGAGAAGTATTTATCGGCTATTTGCCCCCACCTGGCCGTCGTGTCGCCGCGAGTTGACAGGCGGTAGCGGGAGGATGTTCCGTAACTACGGGGCAGCTTTCCAGCTAAAACCGGGAGGGCCGTGGTTTCTGGTTCTTCCGTAAATGCTGTCTTTGTGGCGATATCAAATCTCGATGTAATGAGACGGTCACCACCTTGGGCATCAACATCAATACCATGATATTTGTACTCGATTTCCTCAGCTCGGTCATCATAACCAACGCCGAATTTTCGAACAACCGGCTGTCCATAGTCTATCGGTTTTATTTGGAGTGTTCTACCAAAGAGCATTACGAAAACCGCTTGTTTTCTCGCAGTAGCGTCCATCGTCCCGACGACGCTCCGCAGGAAATCCCAGTCGGTTTCCCCAAGGCAGTACCAGGTGTATTCCCCGGGGATGTCTTGTGTGGCGTTTAGCGTGAACCCATATTCCTGGGCGATAGTAGTAAAGATGTTCACGGCCGGTACATTCACAAAGGCCCGCCACCGGGCCAGATCCTGCATTAATGAGGAGAGACCGTAGGCAACAATGGAGATCGCTGGAGAGCTGCCATCGTAATACAACTGTGCCTTCCTTGTGAAAATTGGGCGCCACCCGGTACTTTGCGCAATCCCGTTTCTCACCTGTGATACCCTGATCGCCTTTAGGGTATTCGCGAAGACCAAATCTTCATCTCGATTCAGACTGGTGCTGAGAAAGCTCAGGTTGAGCATTAAATCCCCGGTTAGGAGCGATTCTTGCCAGGACATGGTGTGAACCCAATCTGTAAGATTTATGTCGCTCCCGGCAGGAACCGGAAAATTTTGTGAAACCTCGATCTGTAGTTCAGCGGTTCTAGCCATTGGTCTTCTGTAATGCCTCCTTGATCCTGTTTAGCTTTGGGATGACAATCTCAAGGCCCGCTACAACCTCATCATTGACGTTGCCAATCCTATTTACGGCGGCTATGGCCCACCACCACGCTCGGTCTCCGTATTCCTTATGGGCGATTAAATCTAGCTGGCCCTCATTTGATACATCTACGACGACGACCTTCTCATCGCCGTCTAGGGTGATTTCCGGTTTTTGCCATACCCCGAAGAAAGCCGATCCGTCTTTCGAGTAGACAGGGGTCTTTTGCATCCTGGATGTTGAAAGTAATCGTAACTTCTTGCCCATCTATATATCCGGTGTTATTTCACCCGTTTGGGTGTCAATCGTGTACACGATTGGAGGTAACTCTTCTAGTTCATCTAACTCTTCCAACCCGAACGCATCCACAGGTATAAAATCCTCACCCGGTGGTTCTTCCTCTGGCTCTGCAATCCCCAGAGGTGTCTGTGGCTGTTGGATGTAGACCACATCCTCCGGCTCTTGTTTCGGCTCTCCCTTCGTCTCCTGCGCAACAGTACCGTATGACGGTGACTTTCCCGCAACGTCGTACCAGTTGATGTTATAGGTACCGAGTCTCATAATTGTCAAAGCGACAACAGCACTATATGGTCTAGCCGTAACGGGGTGGAACGGCGGTTTCCAGGTAATTGTGACGCTGGTAACGTGTCCGGAGATTGTCAAAAACTCACCGAATGTGATGAGGACGATTGGCGGCGTACCGGGGGTTCTAGTAAATATCTTGTCCGTCGTCTCAAAGTCTACATCTCCACGGGGAAAGCACAGAGCTTGCAGCCACCGCACTTTTTCCTCCATACGCTGTAGAAGTCCATCAATTGCGTACCCACGAATTTTGTCATCGCTTATCTTACGGAAAGCCTCTATGAATTTTGCGTTGAAGTGTGGGTCGTTGGCCTCGTTTAGCAGACCGGCGACAAATTTTAAAGACAGCGAAAAACTATCAAAATACCCACCGTTGTAATTGGCAGACGTAGCCTGTGTTCCGCCAACGTTTGGCGCCGTCAACTTTGCCTGATACCCTTCGCCTATTGACCCGGGGAAAGATTCAAATACCAGACGTTCCCGGGGGTCCTCTTGGAGTGCTATCGAACACATGACTGGCTGTCCATTGTATACTGTCATCGCGCAAGTCCCGTCAAGCTAAAGCTATGATCCATACCAACCCGTAACGGTATTCTATCCCTACCCGCCGCACTTTCTCTCTCTGCTCTCTCTGAAGCACCCATCAGGATCTCCCGGATCGCCGCCAGGTGGCCCTCGATTTGTTCTTCTCTTGTGGTTCTCAAACGGTCTGTTACCTTCACCTCGGCTGTTACTTGTACAGGTTTGACTTTAGGCATTTCCAATAGTGGTGGCTCCACCTTCAGAAACTCCGGAATGGTCTCAGCTAAAACATCCTTCTTGAGCGGGAGAACTACTTCTGGGCCTGCTTCACCAATCCCGGCTAAAAGAGGTTTGGTGACTACACCACCAAATTGCAGATAAGTTGGTGGCGGAATACCGACAACTTCTGTGAGTTTCCCAATTACCGGGATCTCCGTTGTGAGAAGCGTTCTTATGCTTTCGATGATGTTATCATTGATGAAATCTGTGATGGCGCCGGTGACCGAGGTTACCGTTCCGATGATCGTCTTGAAAATCCCTTTTACATTATCGACAGCACTATCCAAGCCCAGGACGCTCTTGACACGCTCCCACATGTACACTATCGATGAAACGATCTCTCCAAATCCTTCTAGTAACCAATCTTTGATGCCCATTATCACCTTAAAATTCCAGACAATCAAGTCAACGAACATATTGAATCCTGATGTCACCTTATCGCCCAATTTGTCTATGGTAAAGGACATGGCGCCGTTTATTAACTTGATAATTGCGGTAAGACCCTCAAATACCTTTGTCAATGTCCATACCAGAGCCGGTACTAAAAGTTTGGTGGTGAGAGCAGAAATTACTTGGAGAACGATTTTTATAATCGGAAGGGAAGCTATTATAAACTCACCCAATACTCTTATCAATTCACCCATGGCGGGGATAAGGGGAGGCAATTCTGCGATGAGTTTTTCAATTATGGGGAGCAGTGCCACAATAAGTTCTTTTACGACTTCGGCTACAACTACCCCTAGAATTTTGAGCATTTGCCCGACGACAGGCATCAGTCCTCGGACAGCACTCATCAACCCCGGAATCAAATTATCGATGATGTTTTTTAGGATCGGGGCCAGAGTAATTATGATCTCTCTGGTTACCTCCTGAAATACATTTAAGAGCGGAAGTATAGCCGGAACCAGCTCCCGAACGACTGTCATTATCACTT